TTCTTCACTCATATTAATTTACCTTATCTCGTACTTGTGTAGTTCTATAAGAATCTTGACGGTTTTTACCATCACCCAACTGTTTAAGCTCAGCCATAACTTGGTCGAATTTAGTTTGGTACGTTTGAATTAGCTCTTGTTCCCCTTTCAAGAAAATATAGCCTTCAACCAATGAACCCCAAAGTAAGGCATTAGGAAACTCAAGACTTAACCAAGTTGTACCCGATGGAGCCTCTGTAATAGATTGTGGATATGCATAGTAGTGTAGTTCTACATCGTAGTCTACTTCAGGAGTAGGGCCTAATAAAAAAGTAGTGTCGTCAAAAATACTATAATACTTTGGAGTACCCTGAGCAGAGGGGTAGGGGTATGCTTCTCTTATATAGTTAACGTCTTTGTTTAACAAATACTGATATGTTGGTGTAGGAACTAAGTCAACTATAGTTGATGGTATAGCCGCTAAAGAGAACACAGATAAGAAGTCTGACGGTATAGTTAAATAAGGGTTGCCAGTCGTCACAGACCCTACTACGTTTTTACGAAACGCAGGTAGTTGTACTGAGTTATTTATTAGTAACTCAGTGTGTTGAATAAAGTTGTCAATATTTGCTACAAATGTAGGCTCTGCCCCGTCACCGACATACTCCACCATAAGGTATTGTTGTATAGCAGTTGTCAACTCATCATACGTCATCGCTTAGCCCATTTTACTAGTTGCCATAGTGCCTTTAGTAGCTGCACCAGTACCACGTACTTTAATAGTCTTTTTGTTTTCGATTTGCACAGGGTATCCGTTACCTACAGGAGTGGGTACAGATTTAACGCCTTTATACTCAGCAGATCCTTCAATATGTTGCTTAGCCATTATCGACCTCTACCTGAACTTTTTTGATTCATAGCACGAGCTACATTACGACCCATCTTCTTAGCATCCATAGATGTAATGCCGCCTTTTTTAAGACCCTTCATAGATTTTTGTTTGTCATGCTTAGCGTCTTTTGGGCTTTTCTCCCAGTCAGACATAGACATCTTGTTTTTCTTTGCAAGGACTTTGTCTTCTTTAACGTCTTTAGCTGAACCTTCAAAACTAGCCATAGTATACCTCAAGTAATCGTAATAAACACATCATTCAATGTGGTAGTAATAGTCTGTGTCGCCACAGGGTTAAAAGCAAATAAACCTCTAGAAGCGTTTAAGTTTACATCCGGTCTAGGGTTTTGTAGAGCCTGTGGATCATTTGCTACCTTTTGGGCACCTATTATACCCACCCAGTTTTGTGGGTGGTCTCCACCAACTTTGTCCATGCATTCTGGACACACCCGCATGTTTATTCGTTTGCCTATAATAACATAGGTGTGCAGTTTCTTTAATGCGTATCTAAACCCGCAACGATCACAGAAGCCAAACGCTCTTTTCTCACCAGCAAACGGAGTACCCATTTACCAGCCTCCGCCGCCTACACTGCCTATATTAGGTACAAATCTAAAAGACACTCGTTGACGATCTTCATCAGCCGCCAGTTCAAAAGCCTCATCATAGAGTTGTTTAAGCATAGGGATTTTATTTTCTGCTTCTGGTGTTTTAAGAGCCAAGTTGTAGGCTAATCCAGCAGTCATAGCTTCTAAGAATCTAAAAGGGATATCAAGCGTATTTACTCCGGCTTGCCCTGCATCTTGCATTCTACGTAGGCGCCAATAGACCAATGTGTACCCAGTTTGACTAGGTAGAGGCCATATCTTAGCTGTAGGTGTAGGAGTCTGCCTATCAACAAATATCTGTATAGGTCTGCCCTGAGTTAGCTTATTTGGTATTGTTGCGTATGTAGAAACACTTATACGCGCTATCTGTAGGTCTACTTGATTAGAAGTACTACCGGGGTTTTGACGTATCACAGTCTCTATTAAATCAACAGTATCATCAGGCAAATCATACGTACCAACCCCTACTAACAAAGGGATATCGCCTTGTTCAATAGTCCATAGGTTCAAGCCTTTATTAGCCCAAGAAGCCAACAAGTAATTTAAAGACCTTCTAGCTGTTCTAAATTGATAGCCTGTACGAATCTCTACCCCAACACGTTCGTAGGCTTCTTCCACTATTTCAGCTATGTCTGGTGTCCAGCTAGCTATACCACTAGTTGCCATATTTCACCTCTTCTACCCTATACCCTTTAGTGCGCCCGGAATGCTTTAGCGCATATATAATAGCCGAAGGAGTCACACCAATTATTTCAGCCGCCTCTTTTGATGTAGCATAATATACACCATCTACTATTACTGGACGTAACTTTATATCCAAATTGACCATACTAGTCATTATCCGTATTGCGGGGTCTATGATTTTTTTGGGTTTGCGCCCTTTTACATTCCAGTAAGCCAGAAGAGCCGCAGATCGTTTCTGCTTTTCTTCTTTTGGTTGTACTCTACCTTTATTAGCTTTATGCGCAGCTTTTATGAGTGTTTGGGGCATTCCTCGTTTTTTTGCTGCTTTACTAATATTTATGCGATGCTCTTCGGTAAACACAATACCTTTCATAGATTCAGATTGCCTACGCTTCTGCTCTTCAGATAACGGTTTACCTTTTCTAGCCGCCACTGAAGAGGCTCTACAAGCTTTCGATACCCCACGTTTTTTAGCAGCGTTAGATAGTTTTACTTTTGTTTCCTCAGTTAATAAGGTTCCTTTTTCTCCACCATCTGTGCAGTTTGTTAACCTAATACCAGACCGTTTAAGGCACTTAATGATGCCTCTCTCAAGTTCTAACGATATAGCGTCTGAAGAGCATTCCATCATCCCTATAAGGATGTTTTCCTTACCATACTTAGCGACTACCCGCTTATGATATTCATTACGCTCCCGCAAATTTTTAACTCTACGGTAAGCCCCTTTACCAACATAAAACACTGAACCATCGGGTCTGCAATGCACATATGCAAACTTAGTAGCCGGATTAAATGTAGTAAGACCTGAAGTGCTCATGGTTTTTAAGCCCAGAAAGCAGTGATTGCATCTACATTAGATAACTGAGCATATATACTAGTAGGGAATAAAACGCCTTCACCGGGAATCGGTACATAAATAGTAAATGTGTCGCTAGTACCTACATCTAATTCTACAAGAATCGTACCTGATGCGCTGCCGTCTCTAACCCTAACATACCCTGCTGTACCGTTTCCACGGTAAGAAATAGACTTTAATCTAGCTCTATCAGTAGTTACCGCACCACTTGAGGTCCTATGGGTAGAATTTACATCTGTCTGTTGCATGATCTTTTACCTTTGTTGTGGTCGTTGTACGGGCACCGAAGTAGGATTGCCCTGAATTTGTAGTCCTTGTGGGGGCATATACTGAGACAGACTTGGTGGTTGTCCTTGCAATGGAGATTGCATTTGAGTCACTGGTTGCCCACCTATACCTGCATCACTACCGCTATTATCATACCCCATATTATTACTAGGAGACATGCCGCCTGTATCGGGACTAGGAGCACTTTGTACAGGTGGGAGGGTGTTAGACATAGCCGTAGGCGCTGCACTAGGTTGGTTAGGTTGCCCTTGTTGTGGGTAACTCATAAAATTGGAATTAGGAGAGGCAAAGTTATTGTACGCACTCTGAGTATTAAACTGCGGTGTTGGGTTCGCCTGTTGGTTCCCAAACCCTTGACCTATAATTCCACCATCTGCGTAGCCTTGTCCTCCCCCAGCCATTAGTATATCCTTCCTTTAGTGTGGCCCTTAGTAGCACAGCCATCGCCTCTTGAAGAAGCTGATGACTTAACAGAACCGCCTTTAGCAAAAGCTTTCATTGGTTTAGCCTTAACTTTACCACCTTTTTTCATTGCGGCTGGTTTGGCTACCCCTTTACCTTCTATCCTAGCTTGTATAGCTTTATTCTCTGCAGTATCGCTACCCTTACCAAACCCTGTGTACGCATCTTGCATACGCTCAAATCGGCTCTTAGTTTTAGGTGTAGACTTAGGTGCAGCTTTACTAGATACATCAGATTTACTTTTAGGGTTTTTTACATCTAAGCTGGTGTCACCACTAAAATCACGAGTGTTAGCATACTTAGCATTAGCTTTAACCCTATCATCTTCATTTAACTTATCTAAAAAAGATGACTTATTTGCGTACATAGTAGGGCTAGAAACTGGAGTAGGCGCTGCACTCTGTACTGGTTTTTGGGGTTTAGCAGCCATTATCTTATTAACTACATCATTAGAGCCCGGTGTAGACTTAGTGTAAGGGCTACTACCAAACGCAGACATATCTGATTTAGCACCTTGTACTTGTTTAATAAACCTGCTCTTATCCGACTCTCTTTCTTTAGCCGCTTGAAGATCTTGCTTAGCTCTAAGAGCTTTATCTTGTGCT